TGGACCGAACAGGCCGTGCGCTGGCTGCCGATGGATCGGTGGCGCGAGCTGACCGGCGATGTGCCCTGGGAAGAGATGGCCGAGGCCAACCGCGGCCGGCGCTGTTTCGGCGGGGTTGATCTGGCCGCGACGACCGACCTGACCGCCTCTGTGCTGGTCTTCCCGCCTGATGACGACGTGAAGGTCTGGCGTTTCCTGCCGCGGTTCTTCGTGCCGAGCGAGGCCATTGCGAACCGGGTTCGCCGCGACCGCGTGCCCCATGACAAATGGGCCCGATCCGGCGCGCTGATCGCGACCGAGGGCAATGTCGTCGACTACGACTTCGTCAAGACCCAGATCCTGGCCGACGCCGAGATGTTTCAGATCGAGCGGTTCGGCTTTGACCCGTTCAACGCCCTGCAGGTTATGATCCAGTTGGGCGGCGAGGGTTTGCCAACGGAGAAGGTGCGGCAGGGCTTTCTGAGCCTGTCCGGGCCTTCGAAGGAACTGGAACGGCTGCTGCTGAGCGGCATGTTCGAACACGGCGGCCATCCAATCCTGGACTGGTGCGCCAGCAACGTCGCCATCGAGATGGACGCCGCCGGCAACATCAAGCCGTCCAAGTCCAAATCGACCGAACGGATCGACGGCATCGCGGCGCTGGTGACGGCACTGGCGCTGGCGAACTCGGATGAAGGCGCCGCAGCTATCGCTTCGCCTTGGGACGACCCGACCTATAGCCTGATGGGGGCCGCATGAAGCTGTTCGGCCTGGACATCGGCAAGACCGAAACCCGTGCCTCGCCGGAGGATCCGCGCGTCCCCGTGAGCGCGGCCAACTTCCTGCAGTTCTTCAATGTCCAGCCCGGCGGGCTTCCTGCCGTGACGCTGGATTCTGCCCTGACGGTGCCGGCGGTGGCGGCCTCGGTTTCGTTCCTGTCCCGGTCGCTGGCCAACCTGCCGCTGCATGCTTACCGGGACGCGGGCGATGCCGGTTCGGTGCGCGCGGGCGGCAAGCTGCAGCGCGTTCTGAACGAAGCCCCGAACACCGAGTGGACCTCGTTCGGGTTCCGCCAGTATTTCTGGCAGCAAGTCTTCACGGGCGGTCGCGGGCTGGCCTGGATTGAGCGTGTTGGTCCCAACGTCGATGCCATCTGGCCAATCGACTCGACCCGCGCGACGGTCAAGCGCGTGGCCGGCCGGAAGGTCTACACCTTCGAGGGCAAGGAATACCCGGCCGCCGACGTCATCGACGTGCCGTTCATGCTCAAGTCCGACCAGCTGGCGGCGCACTCGCCGCTTGTGATGGGCGCGAAGGCCATCGGCCTGGCCATTGCCATGGGCGACTATGCGTCAGGCTTCTTTGCCGGCGGCGGCGTTCCGCCTTTGGCGCTGACCGGCCCGATGCCGGCCGGGGCTGAGGCCGTCAAGCGGGCCCAGGCTGACATCAAACGATCCATCGACGCGGCCAAGGGCGGCGGCGAAGCAATCTTTCCCATTCCTGCCGGCTATGAACTGAAACCGGTCGGCTTCGATCCAGCCAAGGGTCAGATGACCGAGGCGCGCCGGCTCCAGATCGAGGAGATCGCGCGGCTGTTCAACCTGCCGCCGGTGTTCCTCCAGGACCTGACGCACGGGACCTTCTCCAACACGGAGCAGCAGGATCTTCACCTTGTGAAGCACCTGATCGCCCAGTGGGCCAAGGCGCTGGAAGAGGAGCTGAACCTCAAGCTGTTCGGCGCTGCCAATAACCGGCGCTATGTCGAGCATTCGCTTGACGCCATGATGCGCGGAGACTTCGCGACCCGGATGACGGGCATGGCGCAAGGCATTCAGACGGCCATCCTGACGCCGAACGAGGCGCGCGCGCTGGACAACCGTCCGCCGCTGGCAAACGGCGATGACCTCTATGTTCAAGGGGCGACCGTTCGCCTCGGCAGCCAGCAGGCCGGAGCGAACCCGCCCGCCGTTAATGGAGGGTCCAGTGACCCAAGTGCGTGAGGCCGAGACCCGTTCGGTCAGCCTTCCCGTCGAGCAACGGTCCGACACCATCGCCGGCTATGCCGCGGTCTTCGGTGGCGAGGCTGACATCGGCGGTTCGTTCCGCGAGGTCATTGCGCCTGGTGCCTTCACCGAGACGCTGAAGACGGCGGACGTGCGGGCGTATTTTGACCACGACCGGGGCCGGGTTCTGGGCCGTTCCAAGGCTGGGACGCTGCGTTTGAAAGAGGACGCCAAGGGCCTGGCCGTCGAGATTGACCTGCCGGACACCTCGGACGGCCGAGACGTGCGCGCCCTGCTGGAGCGCGGCGACATCGACGGCATGAGCTTTGGTTTCGTGGTCACGCATGACGAATGGGACGAGACCCAAGACCCGCCCATGCGGACGATCCACGCGGTCGCGCTGCGCGAGGTGTCCGTGGTTTCCGAGCCTGCCTATGGCGACACGTCGATCGCGCTGCGGGCGCTGGACGCCAAGCGCGAGATGACCAAGGCCGAGCGGGCCGAACACAACCGGCTGAAGGCCGAGGCTCGCATCGCTGAGCGCAAGGCCGCAGCCGAACACAAGTTCCGCCGCATCGGCTGACCCTATTTCCCGGCCCCTCAGGGGGTCGGAGCCCATCAACCGCCCTTGGGAAAGGCATCGAGGCCTAGCCATTCCGGCGGGTCTTTTTGCTTTCTCAAAAACACACTCCCGAGGAGACTGAAATGTCCATCACCGACCTGAACGAAAAGCGTGGCCGTCTGGTCACCCAGGCCCGCGAGGCTCTGGAAGAGATCAAGACCAACACCGACGAAAGCCGGGCCGCTGAACTGAACCAGCGCCACGACGCGATCATGGCTGATTTCGACAAGATCGAAGGCCAGATCGAGCGCGAGGCCCGCGTGGCTGCCGCTGAAGAGCGCGCCGCCGAAGCCCGTGCCAAGCTGCGCCCGATCCCGGGCGACAGTGCCGCTGCGGCCGCCGATCACGGCAAGGCCCCGCAATACCGCGACGCCTTCTATGCCATGCTGCGCGCCGGCGGCAACGTGTCGGACCTGTCCGGCGAAGAGCGCGCCGCCCTGAAGGCCGGTGTCCAGCACGACGCCGAATTCCGCGCCCAGACGGTCGGCACCAACTCGGCCGGCGGCTTCGTGGTCCCGGTCACCCTGTCGGAAATCATCGTCAAGTCGATGGCCGCCTGGGGCCCGATGTACGACGACGACATCTGCACCACGATCAACACCTCGACCGGTGAGCAGATCAACATCCCGACCGTGAACGACGTGTCCACGGCGGTCGCCAAGACCACGGAAGGCACCGCGCTGACCGACGACGGTGGCGTGGATGTCACCTTCGCCCAGAAGAACCTCAACGCCTACCTGTTCGACACCGAGTTCGTCCGCTGGTCGCTCGCTCTGTCGCAGGACTCCATCTTCAACATGGAGCAGCTGCTGGGCGAACTGCTGGGCGAGCGCCTGGGCCGTCGTGCCAACACCGAACTGACGACCGGCGACGGCACGGGCGATCCCAACGGCATCGTGACCGCCTCCAGCCTCGGCAAGACCGCCGCGGCTGTCGCCGCGATCACCGCTGACGAACTGATCGACCTCCAGCACTCGGTGGATCCGGCCTATCGCCAGTCGCCCAAGGCCCGCTTCATGTTCAACGACTCGACGCTGGCGGCCATCCGCAAGCTGAAGGGCGGCGACGGCCAGTACATCTGGCAGATGGGCGACATCCGCAGCAGCGTCCCGGGCACCCTGCTGGGCTCGCCCTACTCGGTCAACCAGGCCGTGGCCTCGCTCGGCACGGGCAACAAGCCGGTCATCTTCGGTGACTTCGGCAAGTATTACGTCCGCAAGGTGGGCTCGCCCATCATCGGCGTGATGCGCGAGCGTTTCTGGCCGGATCTCGGCATTGCCGGCCTGATCCGCTTCGACGGTGAACTGGGCGACACCGCCGCCGTCAAGCACCTGATCAACGCCTGATCCCTGTAGGGGCGGCCCATCCCGGGCCGCCCCGCCCTCTTTCGGAGATAGGCGATGTCCTACAACCAGATCGGCTACCGGAACGCGGACGGTGTCCTCGTTACCCAGGGCCAAACTGCCGTCACGCAGGCGACCAGCATCACCACGGGCGTCACCTGTTCGGCCTATTCCGGCGTCATCACGACCGTCTCTCAGACCGTCGCGGCCGGAGCGGAGGCGGAATTTACCGTCACCAACACCAACGTGGCGGCGACCGATGTGGTCGTGGCCTGCATCAAGACGCACACCTCGGCCGGCGAATTCATCGTCGGCGTCTCGGCTGTGGCTGCTGGTTCGTTCAAGTTGCGGCTGACCAACCTCCACGCCTCGACGGCCGGCAACAACGTGCTGGTCATCAACTTCATCGTGTTGAAGGCTTCGGCCTGATGCTGGTTCGGATGGTGGTTGGGCTTTCGGGCCCGACCACCAACTTCGGCCCCGGCGATGAGGCGGAGTTTCCGCAGGCAGAGGCCTTGCGCCTGGTCGAGGCCGGCTATGCCGTTCCTGTCGCCGAAGCGAAGATCGAGCGCGCTGTGAAGCCGACCCGCAAGGTGGAGAAGCGATAATGTGGCGTCCTGTCGTTGTGACCGTCGCCCCGGCCGCTGAACCGCTGACCACGGCGGACGCGAAAGCCCACCTGCGCGTTGACCACTCCGACGACGACACCCTGATCGCCGCCAATGTCGCGGCGGCGCGGGCGCACGTCGAAGCCCGCACCGCGACCAGGCTCTATACCCAGACGGTCTCGATGAAGGCTGACAGCTGGGATGATCTGGCAAACCTTCCCCTCGCACCGGTCCAGTCGATCACCTCTGTCGCCTATGTGGACACGGCCGGCACGGCGCAGACCCTTTCGACCGACTATTACGACGCCCGGCTGTTTGGCCTCGAGCCCGGCCTGGCGCTCAAGTTCGGGCAATCCTGGCCGCCCATGCAGGATCGATCGCTGCTGACCGTGGTTGCCGTTGTCGGATACGGCGCAGCTGGAACGCAGCCGCCCGAGGTCATGCATGCGATCAAGCTGGTGGTCGGGGACATGTACGAACACCGCGAGACGGTCGGTGCCGGCGCGGTCTCTCTGCCGGTCGCCTCGACGGTCGATGCGCTACTCGCCAATCACCGAAAACACCTGATCTAAGGAGCGTCGCATGGCCGACATTTCCATCACCGCCGCCAATGTGGTTGCGGGCTCTGACGCTGTGCGCGAGTCCGGCACGGCGGGGGCGACCGTCACGGCCGGGCAGCTGGTCTATCTCGACACCTCGGACATGAAATACAAGCTGGCCGACGCCAATGGTGCGGCGGCCCTGCGGGTGCCGAACGGCATTGCGCTGAACGGCGCGTCGAACGGCCAACCGCTGTCCGTCCAGAAGGGCGGCGACATCACCATCGGCGGAACAATGACGGCGGGCATCCCTTACTTCCTGTCGGACACGCCGGGCGGTTTGTGCCCTCTGCCCGACATCGGCACGGGCGAATATTCGTGCATCGTCGGCATTGCGAAAAGCACTTCGGTTCTGGCCGTCAACATCCAGCCCTCTGGCGTGGCGCTCTAAATCATGGCGCTCGCGGCGGGCAAAATG